GCTTTATTCGGAACTCTCTTTCGGGTAATAGGTCCGTGTTTATGTTTCAAGGAAGCTATAACGCTAGTAACGATTTAGAAATTGCGGCAGGAACGGATGTTTTAATTAAGTTTAATGGCGGTGGCGCAGGTGCTACGGTAGTTAACGTATATTCAAACTTAAAAGTTGATGGAATTGTAGCAACAACAGCCGACATCAATGGCGGAACAATTGATGCTTCTGTTATTGGTGGAACCACTAAAGCTGCCGGGTCATTTACTACTGTAACTGCCATCAACGGCATCACTGGCGGTACTTTCTAATAATATTTTTAATGGACGGAGGCTAAAATGGCTCAATCAGGATTTACACCAATTCAACTTTATAGCACTGCGACTGCGTCAGCCGTACCTTCGGCTTCTAATTTAGGCGCGGGCGAGCTTGCGATAAACACTAACGACGGTAAGTTGTTCTTTAAGAATTCTTCTGGTGCAGTCACTGTGCTTGCCGACATTACTCCCGCTCCCGCTGGTGTTTCATATGTTGCTAAAACCTCTAATTTTACCGTAGCAAACTTGCAAGGCGTTCTTGCTAATACCAGTGGTGGAGTATTTACGGTAACTTTGCCCGCTTCTCCAAGTTTGGGTGATCAAGTTATTATTGCAGACGCAGGTGGTGCTTTTGGTACAAATGCTTTGATTACGGGTCGAAACGGATCTACGATTGAGGGTACAGCGGCTGATTTAAGTTTAGACATTGACGGTGTCTCGGTACAATTTGTTTACAGCGGATCGACTTGGGAAGTTTATGCCCAAATAGGCGGTAACGGGGGTAACGCTGTCACGCTTACTGGCACACAGACGCTGACGAACAAGACCCTAACTTCTCCTGTTTTAACAACTCCTGTTTTGAGTGGGATAACTACCACAGCTAGTGGTTCAATGGAGTTTTTACCTGCTGATTACACGATGGTGATCAGAGGTGGGGGGTCTAGCGAGGGTACTATTAAACTTAACTGTGCCGCTAACAGTCATGGTCAATCTCTTACAGCACAGCCTCATGCGCTGGGTATTACAAATGAGATGTTACTTCCCATCGGCGCAAACTCAACTTTAGTAAGTTTGATATCTGCTGATACGCTGACTAATAAGACTCTAAAAGGTTATGCTGAAGCTAAAGTGGCGATGGCCGCCAATGACGTAGACCTTACTTTAGGCAATACGCAGACTAAGACCATTTCAGGCGCACAGACTCTTACATTTAGTAATCCTCCTGCAAGTGGCCTAGCGGGTTCGTTCACGTTAATTCTGACCAATGGCGGTAGTGCTGCTGTGACTTTTCCCTCTGCTGTGGATTGGCCTGCTGCCACGGCTCCGACATTGACCGCTGCTGGCGTAGATCTTCTTGTGTTCACCACGATTGATGGAGGCACTACATGGTATGGTATTGCTAGCGGAATAGGTATGGCCTAATGACTATTGAAAAGAAGTTACTAGGTACTAACCCTGTATCGGGTGCTATACCACCAGAAGCTGTTTCATTTGATGGGACTAATGATTACTTAGAGCGTACAAGCGATATGACAGGTAATGCAGACTCTAAGACGTTTACGTTTAGCGTTTGGTTTTACTATATCTTTGAGAATAGTACTTTTTGGTTATACTCTTCCGGAAATACAGGGTCTGTATCAAGGGACTTTAATATAGATATAGAGCCTAATATATTACGTTTGAGAGGGGGCAATAATGGAGGTACACTTCAGGCAGCTTTCACTAATATGGGGCAAATGTATAAAGAGGGTTGGAATCATCTCTTAATCTCTATGAATATGGCATCCACCGCGAACAGAAAGGTATATATCAACGATACTGTAATAACTCCTACGTACTATGACTATGTTAATACCACCCTGCCTTTTTCAAGTAATGTACATAGAGTTGGTACTTACTCATATAGCAATGACTATGAGAAGTTTAAAGGCCGACTAGCCCATATGTTCCTTGACCACACCTACCGTGACCTAAGCGTCACAGCCAACAGACGTTTATTCATAGACGCTGATGGTAAGCCTGCATCTGGTCAAGCAGCACTTAACCCAATCCTATACCTACCTATGACCTCTGCTGATACAGCAGGATACAACTCTGGCACAGGCGGTAATTTTTCTGCGGTTGGTTTACTGGCTACCGCACAGCGTGGGCCTAATCAGGATAACTGTAGTGCTAGTGAGCTTGACGGGAGTAATGATTATTTAAGCAAGACTGTTAGTGGTATGTCAGACACAGACTTTGCTACAGTAAGTTTTACCGCTAATATTACTGACAATGGTGCAAATACTCCTTTGTACCTTACAAAGGTAAGTGGTGGGGCGCTTGTTATGTACTTCCAGTTTGCAGCACCTAACTTGAACTTTAAGGCTTACGATAGAACCAACTCAGGGTTCGCCTTTCAAGGGTCTGTTCCTTGTACTATTGGCGCAGAACACGTATATAGCTTTTGCTTAGACGCTGGCTCACAAGCAAACTCAAAATGCTATATAGACGGGGTTTCTCAAAGCATAACATGGGCTTCTTTTGATGCCTCTAATACTATATCCTTTTCAACAGTAACGGGTATGTATGTAGGTTCGGCAGCAGGAGCTAATCACTCATACTTCTGGGGTTCCCTCGGAGAACTCTACTTCGACACCTCCTACACAGACCTAGCCACAGATAACCCATTCTGGGACTCAGACACTAATCGCCCTAACTCAGTACGCAAGGTAATCGCTGACACAGGCGTTACACCTCTTATAGCACTACCTATGATCGGCTCTGATGCTGGTAATAACTTAGGCTCAGGCGGTGACTTCACGGTTAACTCAGGGCCATATACAGGCGCTAGGGGTGGTAGTGAATTTTGGGCTAGGAGTGCTAGCTTTAACGGCAGCACTGGTATTTTATCACGATCAGTCAGTACATTAGCAGGGAAAACCTTTAGTATTTTTATGGGTTATAAAGAACTATTAAACACCGGAGTCGGTCAGGTAGCTTTAGCTAGTTTTGGCGGGTTAACTATTAAGAGAAATAACTCAGCCAACTATCGACTTGACTTAGCCGCAACAAACGCATCAAGCACGACCATACTATCATCATATACTGCCGATTCATTTGTTGATAAGAATGTGTGGGTGGGGATATTTATATCATGTGACATGGCAGCGGGTGTTATTTACATGTACTCCACTTTCGCAGGGGCTACTAATATGACGACATCAACCATTACTAACGACTCAATAGATTTCTCCACAGGTGGATTTACCATAGGTGACACAGGGAAGATTGCCAACCAAGCCACAACTTACTTCACCACTGACTACATAGACTTCTCACAAGAAGCCAACCGTAATAAGTTTGTTTCACAACTAGGCTATCCAATAGACCTAACCCAGCAGATAGAAGATGGGGATATTTCATCACCACTGGTGTACATGAAGTATGAAGATACGGCATCACTTGGGACTAACTCAGGTTCGGCAGGTGTTTTTACGACTAACAGCGGTGTAACCGCAGGCCCAGACTTCACCACATAACATAGCAGAAGAGGAAAATACAATGCTATTACTAAAAGCAACAGGTAACACAGTAGAACAATACCCTTACTCGGTAGGCCTGCTAAGAAAAGATAACCCTAACACCAGCTTCCCTAAGAAGCCTAGCGCATCCGATATGGCAGCGTTTGGCGTACATCCAGTGACTGAGGTAACTCCTTCGCTTGGTGATGGTCAGAAGCTAACCAAAGTATGGACACCTACTCTAGTCTCAGGTGACTGGATACTAGCCCATCAAGCGGTAGACCTAACCACAGAAGAAGTTGCAGAGGCTACAGCAGGCGTTGCAGATAATGTACGCGCCGAGCGTGACCAACTTCTAGCTGTTACGGACTGGACAGCATCTTCTGACCTCACTATGAGTTCTGCTATGACGACATACCGCCAAGCACTGCGCGATGTGCCTGCACAGGCGGGCTTCCCCAACACGGTCACTTGGCCTACCGCTCCTTAACTTTTAAGAGGTGGCTATGCTAGCTGCAATAAGTGCGTTAATCGGGCCAGTTTCCGCTATTCTTGACAAGGTAATACCTGATAAAGATCTGCGTGAGCGGTTAGCCCATGAAATTGCGACTATGGCGAGCAGGGAGGCCATGGCCCAGATTGAGGTTAATAAGGTCGAAGCCGCCCACCACAGTATGTTTGTGGCAGGCTGGAGGCCCGCTATTGGCTGGATATGTGCGCTGGGGATGGCGGGTAATTTCCTCATCATCCCATTTGCTAATATGGGCTTGGAGCTTGCAGGTAAAGATATTTCGATACCCATGATAGAGCTGGCTGAGATGATGCCAGTGCTCATGGGTATGTTAGGATTAGGTGCCATGCGTACCGTAGAAAAAGTAAAAGCTGTTAGTAGAGAGAAATAATATGAGCTACACGATGACCTATGACAGCCTCTTGGTGGACCTTCGCCGCTACCTAGAGCGAGGATTTACCGAAGCGAGTGATCAGATCGTATTTGACCAGCTTCCACGCTTAATTACGCTGGGAGAGCGCCGAATTGCTCGTGAGCTAAAAATAGAAGGATTCATACGGGCGGTGAATTTACCCTTATC